GTTTAACGTCTTCGGACTTTTACTTGCATCGTGTTAAACACACGACACAAGGATTCATTTATAGACTGTTCAGGTCTAGTTTTACATCTTTGGATGTAGTTTAACGCCTTCGGGCCAATACATAATAATTATAATTAAGCATGAAATTGTACACTAGACGACATATTAAATTCAAACAATATACTTGATAAAGATGATGCCGCCGAATTTGGCGTTATCAACTGACCAGGTGTATCTACATAAAATATCCATCCTTTGATACTACGAGTACCACTTGTACCATCTCGTACTTCAAATACAGCACGATTGGAAGTGGTAGTATCAGTAGCTAGAGATATTATACCAGGTGAACCACCTATAACACTTATAGTTACCGCAAAGTAACCAGGAGCATCAAATATAATACTTCCAGAAGATGTTAATGTTACTGGAAAGTTTCCTTTAAATACAGGAGCTGTTCCAAGCATATTAGTGGTGGTGATACCAGTAATACAATCAACATCAGCACAAGGACATGATACAGGTTGTGGTGTAGTTAATTCAATTTCGTAGCTGATGAACAATTCACCAACTACTGTAGTTGAATCAGCTGTATTAGAAACTCCTACAATAATTTGTCCATTATCATAGGTTTTCAAATCTGAACCAGTAACTGTACCTTGTCTAGTGAACAACATACCACTATTACATTTAATATCCAAGTTCAAAGGTGCCCAAACAGCACCTTCAACTACACCTGAATAAGAAAACATATCAACTTTATTATCAGGAGCACTATCTAATGCATCCTTATCATAAGCAAGCGTTATTCTACCACGCTCACTAGTCGCTGAAATGTTTATATAATGTAATTGTATGTTCTTAATACTATACTTCTCAAAGTTATTCGCAATTCCTGACAACCAAGGAAAAGTGGCCGCCAAACCTGGCTGTACTGTAAAACTAGAAGCTGAAAAGGTCGTGTTTCCAGTAACCTCCCCAATATACTCCTTATGTTTTATAGTAACACCTCCTTTGATACCTTGTACACGTACTCTACGGGAACGCACAGGTCTATTGTACGCTACTGGAGCTCGTTGCATCGCAGGATTATATACCACTAACTGGTTGTTAGCCGCAGCTTTGGACTTCTTATTCTGTCTCTTACGGGCTCTTTTACTTAGAGCTCCGGAGACATAATGTCCAAGTTCACCAGCAATCTGCATCCCGAGTTGTTGTACTCTAGGATCCATCATTGCTTGTTTCGCTACTACCATTGCCATTATGTTATTATAATTATTATTAAATCTATACTATTTTAACTATTTATTTTATGCTATTCTATCCCTCTTAAACAGCTTATAGTTCATCAGGAACACGGTTTCCATACTCTTGGATACACGCAATCAATTCATCAAAATTGTCATTGTGTCTCATTTCGTAATAGAAGGCAGCTTCTCTTTCTGGGGTCAACGGCTTACTTAACGTATTGAACAACGCTTTAGGCCAAGACTCCAAACTAGCACACCACTTACCATTCTTTTTATGTAAACGATGTGAGCAGAAAGAAAACCCGTCCGACTTTATTGGTGCTACATCACGGAGAGTATAACCTAATTTAGCATAACGAGCGCGGAGAGTCTCTTCAGAACACGTAGTTCCGTCAAGACAATCATCTCCAGCAGCTCTAGGGCTCTCAACCCCTGCTAAATAGGATACATCTAAACGACATAATGTATTGTACAAAGTCGTAAGATACGACCCTGACAACATACCACCTGGATTAAGACGCGTGACTAATTCATACATCTCATATCCAGGCGTAGGCACTATAAAGACCGGATGTGTTATCAGAATGGCATGTCTAGAGATAGCTCTCAACAGAATCTTGTGAGATTCTGGATTGACAAGATTTCTCTTAATATTATTACTTGCTTCATAAACATAAGACTTGTCCAACGATCTCTCCCAACCACCTACATCACTACTCCATCCCAATAATGGAGTACCAACTACTTGGTGTGAAAATTGGGCGACATGATCATCTGAAAACCCGATACCGACAACAGCTCCAGAAACCGGATAGGCTGCCTTAACTGCGTTGACTGCGGGAGTTAAAAGCACTCTCTCAACAATCTGATCTACCACAGAAAGACAATTTACTATACGCCATTTTCCGTTTACTGCTTTTCTTGCTGGATGTGGTTCCCACTTTTCAAATGGAGAAACTAATCCATGAAAACCCTGCTTATAAAGTTCAACAGGATCCTCAGGCATCACATCAGAATAGAGCAATAACTTAAGTCTACGTAGAGATGAGTCAATTAACTCATCTCTACAATTCTTAATAACATCTTTATTGGTTTGAAACCTTAAAGACCACGGAAAACCCGGTGTAGAATCAGGTCTGATACTAGAAATCGCAAACTCCACTAATCTTTTAAGATCTGTGAAGTCGTCTGTGATTTCTGAGCACCACGCCTTCGCTTGCGACGACGCTTGAGTAGGACCTTTTCCTTGGGGTCTGGGGCATGTGTTTTGACCGATGCTGTAAGCGAGGCTAGCCCGGACGCGTTTAACGTCTGGGTTGCCTGGGAAGCTAAACCCCCCAAGTTCCGGGAAGCTTTCGAACACTGCTGCAGGGATTTTAAAGCATTTCTGCTTGAAACCACTGCTGGGTTTAATGTCGATCGCTCCAACGACTTTTGGATTGTTTGGTACTTCAACGCCACCGTAGAATTCCGTCTCAAAGTATTCTGTGAGACCTGAGATCCTTTCATCGATAGTTTCACCTCCCTCTCGAGAGGCGACCGAAAAGCCTTCTTAGAAGCATTCTCAGGCATGAAACTATCATAATCAGGTAAATCTTCGTCACTACTGTAATCAGCCCACATCTTCTCACCACGAGTGTGAACATATTGACCACCAACGAAGACAATAACATCTAATTGATTATTATTATTCTCAGTATATCTACGGACATCAGCCTTCCGCATGTTGCGGTTCTTCAGATTTCGTTCAAACTCGTCTGCATTTGTCTCTTCAAACAAAGCATCGTGTCTATCCTCATAAGTTTCATGTATTATAACATCTTTAAAAGCCATTCTAAGAATGGGTTCTAAAGCAGTAGCTATATTACTACGTTCACTGTTCAATGATCCTCGATGAATCGCCACTACTTGACCTTTACGATCAAGTACGGGAGATCCAGAAACCATATGATCAGTTGAAATCTTATGTTTAAAATCAAAAGGGAAAAGCCTATCATTAGTAGGAGATTCAACAGCACCATAGGCTTTACCTAACATGCCTTTGAAAACACTAACAATATTCTTTATACCGCTACGTACGGGCGCACATTTCTTAGACTTAAAACCAAAAGCGGACATAAGATTCTTGTCCAATCTAAATACAGCAACATCATTAAATACAAAATCAGGATTAGGTAATTCCATCACCTTATCTGAATTATATCTTCTAACGTACTTACTAGACTCATACACATGATTAGCTGTTACAACACAGTCTATATCATGATAAATGACTCTTGCACCATGTCCCTGCAGATGTCCCTCCTCATTTAAAAATTGGAGAAGAAAAGCACCTGAGGTTTCAAGAACGGGTTCAACCCTAGATCCAGGTATAGCAGACTCAGGAGTAAACTCCTCAGTAGGACTATGCCCGATAGCATCTATGTAACCAACTACCTTTTCACCATCCAAGTAAATGTTTCTAAACGCTCCATCTACTTGAATTAACTTTGTAGTTAACTCAGGAATAATGTTTGCTATAGGGTCTCTAGGAGCTACGAATTTCTTCGTAATCCTACGACTCTTATATAACAACCACTTAACCCGAATATAATTAACAGTTCTCAAAATAAGAATAATGCCGGAATATAAAATACAAAGCATTACACAAATAAGTTTAATCCAGTCTCCTACACTTGACCCTGTCATTCGGTCAAGCATAGAAGCAAAATCAAAGCCGTCACCAACCACCGAACTCATTTCGTGATCGTAGTTAAAACTTCGTTCACTACCGTTTAAATGATGGTGTTCGTGCCACAATCTATTAGTATAATCCCACTTCGGATAAATACTATCAATCAAACTCTTTGTTACAAAATCACTAAATCTATACAAATCTTGTAAATTTTGTAAATCACTTTGCATTCTATATATAGTATATATTATATTCTATTAAACGAAATTTAAAACTTAAATAAAATATCATCAAAAC